AATGAATTTGGTATTTTAATTTTAATTGCCATACTATTATAACGTATTTTATTTAGTTTTTTATTTGAATAAAGGTAATAAAAAAAAGGTAGCCATTTCTGACTACCTCAACAAAGCTACAAAAGTAACTACTGCACAAAGAATACCTTACAACATACTTGCTTCAAAACAAGTTCCTGAACAATAACCATCATCTGTTTCTAGTGGCTTACCACATTCTGAACATTCATATTCTTTCTGTTCGTGTGGGTTTAAACAATCATACCATTCCATATCTTAAATATTAAAAATTAAACCTATTAATAATCTACCTATAAAATAGCTTGGTGCTAAAATCAATACTAATGTTTGTAATTTTTTCATCTGTCCTGTTTTTAAAGGGAGGTTTTACCCTCCCGTTGTTTTTATTTAGATACTATGTATATTTTTTTTAAATCCCTTGTATTCTTTCGTATAAAGCGACTTCTTGTTTTAAAGTAGCACCCTTGATATACCAAGAATAACCTTGTATTGCTTTGCTTTCTAAATTTCTAAATTCTTGTCTTGTTACTATTGTCATAATTTCTGTTATTATAATTAATAATATTCAAATATAACATTATTTATTTAATTAACAAAATATTTAATAACTTTTTTAATGTAAAGTATATTTACCAAAATTAGGTTTGCTTAATACTGAATATGTAGCATATCTGATAGCATCAATAATATGGTTATTTTTATCAATAGGTTTATTAATCATTTTACCACTTCTATCTTCTTGCCATTTATAGTTCCTAAATTCTTGTATTGCATTATGACTATCCTTTAAGATATGTATTTTAAAGCGTTTTAATAAATCTATTCCTGCATTTATACTATCAGCACCTTTTAAACTTGGTCGTACATTCCAACCCATTCTACGCAGTTCCTCAATCAATCTAGGCTCTGCTGAATCAAAATATATTGTTTGTCTTTCTATTCCAACTTCTTTCCATTTCTTATGGATATCTATTGTAGTCATTTGGGTTTGATACAGATGTTCTTTAACGTAAAGGTTATAGTCTTTTCTAAATACAGAAACTAAACTCGTGGGGTCATTGGTATATCCTGCATCTGCGCCAAAGCTAATAAATTCAGCATCTTCAGGAATTTGATTTACCTCAACATAACTAAATATAGTTGATTTACTGATTCCCTTTATACCAAGTCCGTAGATTTGCCAATATTGTTCATCAGTATATTTTAGTCTTTCAATCTCTTCCTTAATGCTATCACTAAGGAAACTATTATCCAAATAAGTAGTAATGTTAAAATCGGCATCTTGTCTAGGTATTACCTTGTCATAAATCCAATGGTATTCATCTGATGGATTAAAGTCAAGAATTATTTTTTCATCTGTCCTAAATATTAATTGTTGCCAATCTTCATAATCTAATTCATTGGCTTCATTTATAAATAGTAAGTTTCTTTTTCTACCTCTAACTTTCTGTGGTTGATCTAAAGAAATAAATTCTACTAGATTTCCATTTATCTTATATTCGTGATTTGATTTATTATGATTAGCTTCAAAGTAGCAATTATGTATTTTTAATATATCTAAAAAATCCCTCATTACAGATGCCCTAACTGATGGGAATGTTTTTCTACATATTGTTATTGTCTTACCTGTATTCTTTAATGAATAATGAAATATAATATAAAGCAAGATATTGTAGGTCTTACCTGACCTTGTTCCACCCTGTTCTATTGATATCTTTTTATCAGACTTTAAAAGGTGTTTAAAAACTACGTTAGTCTTTATTTTCAATTATCTCAATTTCAAAGTGTGATGGCATTCCGTCTGCTCCTGTTATTTCTTGTCTTTCTACATAACCCCTTTTCTTGCCTTTCGTCTTTAAATAGAATATAGTTGCTGCAGTTGAATCTGCTGCTATCTGTTTATGTAGTTGACTTTCTGCAAAGTCTAAAGCTACGTTCTCAATTTCCTGTACTGCTATTGCAAACATTTCATCTTCCTTTAGCCATTTATAATATGTGCTTCTAGGTATATCTGCTTTCTTACAAGCAACAGTAACAACCCCTAGACTTTGTTCTAGTGCTGCTAATAGTGATTCTTTTTTAATATGTCTACTTTCGTTCATTTTATATTAAATATTTTTTTGTATATTGTCGTCTCAAATGCGATGGTAGTGTAAAAGTAACACATCTAGTATCCAACTAGAAGATGGCATTCAAATTGACCCCATCGCTCTAATTAATATCCCTGCGTTCTTGTAGGGATATTTTTTTACCCTTATACATTCCTGCACCTTGTTTGTCTATTTCTTTAAAATTTAAAATAGGACAAGTTATTTTTGAAGACTTGTCAATTAAATAAATGTATCTATTTTGAAAACCTTTTAATGCTTTTGCTCCATTAAAGTCGTATTTACTATCTCCACGTTTAGCCACTATCTCTCCTGATGCTAGTTTATAAATTGTACCATTTTTATTTATTTGTGTTAATTTAAATCCACTTGCTCTGTATATCGTTCCGTCTCCACATTGAGTTGCATCTGAATAACTTAATATCCATTTTATTTGAGGTGCATTTTTTTTAATTAATCTTATGCTAATAGCGATACATCTACTTTCAGAATACTTAGGAAGATAATCATCAAAAGCCATTCTGTTTAACTCTAGCATTTCATTCCACTTTTTATTTAAATCTTTTATTCCTGTATCAACTAATCCTAAAACATTTCTTTTATCCATAGGTGACCCATAACTCATAACTCCGTGAAGTGTATTATCTAAAAAACAACCAAAATGCAAATTACTCATATTAACAACCTTTCCTGAATAGTGATTTTTCTTTACAAACTCATTTGCTATTTTGCTAGGGATGACTTTTACTATTATTTCCTTTGCTCTGCCCATTGTGATATAATTAAATAAAGTGCGTTACCATTTGAGTTTTCATTTCCAAAGGTTTCAATGTATTTATATTCCTCTGTTTTTTTTACATCTGCTATTGCGTTTTTTATTTGCTCTGCCTGTGCATCTGCTAAAGTATATGTCTGTTGCTGAAATGGTGCTTTGTCTCCATCAGGTAAACTAAACTCATCGCTTGTTTCTATATCATCCATATTTTGCCAAGCATCTAGTCCCCATTCCTCAAGGTCTGTGCTTTTCCATTCATTAGCTAAAACATCCCAATCCCATTCCCCAAAGCCTACATTGTCTTTAATAATAAATTCTTGTGCTTTTTTTTCATCTAAATCATCTGCCTGTATAATATAGACTTCTTTTAACCCTATTTCCTTACAAGCCTTGTAACGCATATTACCACCTAGTATAATATTATCCTTATCAACCACTATTGGTCTAAGTGATAACATCTCTGGAAACTCCTTTACACTATTAACAAGTTTCTGAAACTTATGCTTGTTTATGAATCTAGGGTTAGCATCATTTTCTTTTATTGATGATATGCTTACCTTTTGTATTTTAGCTTTGATCATTGTATTAAATTTTCTCTAAGGTACAAAAAATTTATTTTCTGTATATTCTTGTAATTACTAATTGAAATATTCCAAAGTAAATAACAATATCTTCTTCGTATATTTCTTTATCTTCAAAGGGATAATGTCTGACACCGAACAAAACCCCTTTAAAAACTCCTGCTTTAATTTCATAACGTAATAACTCCATAGTATATCATTTGTAGTATAACGTTTTTAAAATTACTTTTTACAACTAAGCACAAAGCACATTAAAACGTGCCTTGTACAACTGTTATGCTTAATTTTTCTTCCAACATTGTAGCCATAAGTTAAACCAAGCTATTTGTATATCTATTGCAAAATGGTATCTACCTATATTGTTTTGTTTGTAAATTTTTAGAACTAATCCAAAGTCAAGCCAATCCCAAAAGACCTTAGGCTCGAAAAACATAAGAATAACACCGTATAAAGTCCATTGCTTTTTTTCTGTTTGGTTGTTTATTTCTTTACTCATAATTTCTGTGTTTTAATTAGTTTTTTTTCTTAATTCAAGTTCGCAACGTACCTTATACAAACCGTTACCAATGCATACCATCCATAGATGTACTGCTTTCTATTACTTTACATTCATCTTTGCTTTTCCAATTCCAACTTTGTTTCCATAAACTTACCTTTTCAATTATTTCATTTAGTCTTTCCTTAGGTATGTCGTGCAATACATTCATAATTGGGTCGTTCTTTACTTTGTTTCTTAAATCTAAATACTTTCTTTCAAAATTATCACATTTGCCCTGCAGGTAATGTATCTTATCTATCTCATCATAATTTAATTCACTTTTAAAATTAAAGGTATCTTCTATTTCTTGTAAAGATGAATTATACATTTTATATGTTTCATAATTTTTAACCAAATGAATTACAGTTGCGTGATTCATAGTCTTACCCATTGATTCAAAATAATATGCAATATTAGTCCACCTCATCCCTAGCTTTTCTCTAAGGATATAACAAACCAATGCTCTTAACTCTACATAGTTTCTTTGCCTAGTGTTTAAAAATATATCCACTCCTGTCATTTCAACTACTCCCTCTGCTACTTTTTTATAATTTCTATCCATTTTTATTTCTTAAAATTTTTATTTCTCTTTCAAGATAGTCTTTTGCTTTTAATAAATCTCCTAGTTCGTCTTTCTTTTTTCCTGCTCTAACAATATACTTCAAGATGTTACCCCTGTTAAAGTTAAGCGTGTAATCGTTACACACATCTATAATGTCATAGTCTTTTCCGTTATCGTAATGTACTTGCGTTGCTTTCATATTAAAATAATTCTGTTTGATTAATATCTTGTTTTTTTATTATTCCTACTGCTGTTTCTAATATGGTTCTACCAGCTTCATAGTCTACTAAGTTTCTTGACATTTTTCCTACATCTTGTTTACCTTTATATTTTTTAAAATCATAATCGTGGTATTCACAAAAAACATCAAAAACTTTTTTATTTAATTTTTTATATAATTCTCTTCCTTCTTTTTGTGCTGCCATATTAGGACTTTTTCTTTCACTTAATACATTAGGTAAATTAAAATTAGTCCAATATAAATGCCTATCTCTTTTTTTTGCTGGAATTAATGGTTCATAGTAAGGAATTACATTTTCTACACAATACTTACCATTAAAAAAAGTATCTAAAAATATAATTTCTTGATATAATTTCATATCTGGATATTTCATTTTTCTTTTTGTTTTCATAGAAATTTGAAATCTACTATGCGTTGGACAAGGCGGTGAACTCCAAATAAAATCAAACTCTTTGTAATGGTCTAATAAATATTGGTGTGCGTCTGCTACTATTACTTTATCATTAGGAAATCTCTCTTGGTATAACCTTGCTAGTTCTTCATCCCATTCAACAGCTGTAACCTCTATGCCTTCTTTTACTTCGTTCCACTTGTACCTATTGCCACCTAGACAAGCATATAAATTTAATATCTTCATTCTGTTAATAGTTTTAAAAGGGTATAGCATTCAGTATATTTCTGTCTTGCTTTGCCCTTATATTCTTGTTTAAATAATTGGTAAAGTTTTTTAGTATATTGGTATCTAGTTTGACAATCTGCATAATACTTTTCTGCAAACCTTTTACCTTTCCCTTTAAAGTAATTTACATTGTCTGCAGTATCTCCCATAATCATTTGCTCATAAAAATTATACATAGCTTCATCTTCTGATATATCTAGTATTTCTTGGTGCTTGTAATGGTAATTGTAAATCAAAGCAGGAAACTGCTTGTAATCTTTGTCTATTGATACAATCATAACCTCATCCCTACCTAATTCATCAGTAAGTTTTTTCCAATACCTAGCAACCATATCATCAGTTTCAACACCATAACCCACGATACTATCATATTGTTGTTTTACAAATTCGTGCATATCATTTAATAATGGTGGCAATTCTGTTTTTTTTCTATTGGCTTTGTACTTGCTTGTAATTAGTTTTCTAAAGTTACCCCTTGAACCATTGAATGTAATTACCTTGTCAATAGAATACATTTCTTCTAGCCTGTTTACAATAGCCATATACTGCTCATCAAACTTATTTCTAGCATCAGCTATATCTGTGTAATACTTTTCATCTTCAGGATGTTCTCGCTTTCTATAACAACTTGCAAATATTAAACTATCTGCATCTACTAATAATATCATAATATATC